GCCTGCAAATAGATCATTATTTGTGAAAGGAAACACTCATCTAGAGGGTGATAGTGGTACTGCAGCGGCTCTTGACATTACTTCTTTTAGTACATTTGGATGTAGAATAAATGGTTCACCTAGACCTCTTGATATTAATGGTGGAACTGTTTGGGTAGATGCTCAAGGTGAAGCTTATTTTGCTGTAGGAACTAGTGGTAAAACCATGTCGGCAAGATTTGCTGAATCTGATGGTAAACCAAAACCTTTTGATATTCAACACCCAACTAAAGGTAAGGGACATCGTTTAAGATATGCTTGTATTGAGGGACCAGAAGTTGGAGTTTATCATAGAGGTAGATTGAGAAGAGGAAAGGAAATTATTTTACCTTATTATTGGAAAAATTTAGTTCATGTTGAGAGTATTACTGTTCAATTGCAACCAGTTGGAGCACATCAAGATATTATTGTGAAGAGATGGGATGATCAAAAGATATATCTTCAATCTAATGGTGGTTTACCAATAGATTGTTTTTATCATGTATATGGAGAAAGAAAAGATATTAATCCACTTATAACTGAGTATGAGGGTAATGAATGTTTTGATTACCCTGATCCAAATTATAAGCCTGGTGCAGTAAATCCACGATATGATGATCCTGCTTTCTCAGGTCCACCTAATACTATAACTATGTGAAGAAAATCATTTATATTGAGGAGAATTTTATCTCTCCTAGTGAATGTAAGAAACTTATAGATTGTGCTGAGATGACTGCTGTTGGTCATGAGGAAGATACAATTCCTCCTGGAGAAATACAGGAGGATGATTATGATTATGCTGCCCATTATGCAAGGCAAGATGAGATGTTAGATTCTGCTCAGTATCAAGGTCATGCAGACTTTATTGATATGAAGGGAGAAACTGATGATTTTTATAATAATGTAGTTAATAGAGTAACTAGAATATGTAAATTATTTGATGATAGAGCTAACCCAGATTATGTGGGAGTTATAAGATGGAAGCCAGGAACTTTTATGAAACCCCACTATGATAGTTCTGCTAAAGATGGTATATATGATTTATTTGCAGCACTTCTTTATTTGAATGATGATTTTGAGGGAGGATATACAGGATTTAAAGAGTTTGAGGTACAACCAAAAGCAGGTAAGTTATTAATATTTTCTAATTCTCAACATAAACACCATGTCACTAGGGTAGTAGGATCAGATCGTTATGCACTTTCTTTTTGGTTTAATACATCATCTGCTTGATTTTTAATAGAATCAAAATTTAATTGAGTTCTACAAGTATTTGCTATTTCATCTATTTTTTCTTCACTTAATTTTATTCCTAGTAAAGATGCTCTTTCTTTAACTATATCATTAAGTTCAATTCTTACATAGAAGCAGTCGTAAATAGACCATTTATTAAGAGGAGATGCCATTTTTAATAAACTCATCTATTTGTTCAAACATTGAATCCCAATTTAATTGTCTACGAAGTTTGTTGGCATAATCATCGGCTTCTTCTGTTGTTAAATTCTTTCCTTGAAGAGATGCTCTCGTCTGAACTAATTCATTAAGATTGATTCTTAGAATATTTTGGTTATAGATTCCCATCTTGACAAATCCTCCATGATCTACTATGATGACAAGATAAATGAGTGCTCACTCTATGTCTGAAGAATATTTATCTCGTTGTGTGGTGGACACACAGAGAAGGACTGTTCACATCTACTCTAATGAGGGTGATAAAAAAACTGTGGAGTGTGATACTCCTGAAGAGTTTATGAGTGTATTAAATTACGTTCGTGAACATGCTCCTGTAGATACTTTATCCTACGTTGATCCTTCTTAATTATGATTTATTTTATTGGTTTCCTCATGATTGTCACCATTTGTTTATTTGTTTACTATTTGGGTCTTTATAATCCACATTAAACAATAAATAGGTCGGAGGAAATAGATAAGAAAATGAAATACCTAATACATACACGCTACTGCTGGTATGATACTCCAGACGGTGAAAAACTTGTCTTCATGTATTTCATACAGAATGTTCCATTTACCTTTGATGAATTACCAGAAATTGCTAAAGAAGATCTGGAAATAGTGACATTAGCAGATCAAGAACGAAGATGGAAAATTGAAGACCTATATAAGGCATATTCATATTTGATGGAAGAAGAATGTAACCCCTTGGTGTTTGAGTTGGAGTTAGAAAACCCTGAACTAGTACCTATCGATTAATGCCTAATATCAGACTGTGGCACTCCAAAGAAATGAAACAATGGCGATGGACATTCGTGGATGATGACTTGAATATGCATTCGGGACAAGAACCCGATATTCGTGATGCCATGAATAAAATTGCAAAGACCGTTAAAGAACTAGAGGGTTTTTGTGAAGCTAAATAATCCATAACAAGAACTATAATGCGAGTAAGATGGGTCTTTCAAGGTTAGAGAATTTTTTAAAGTCTACGAGAGGGAACATTCTCTATGTCAACCCAAATGATTTGGATGCTACTGATAGTATTGAAAATCAGGGTAACTCTCTGACTCGCCCTTTTAAAACTATTCAACGTGCTTTAGTTGAGTCGTCAAGATTTTCATATCAGAAAGGGTTAGATAACGATAGATTTGCAAAAACAACGATACTATTATATCCAGGCGATCATGTAGTAGATAATAGACCAGGATGGATACCCGATGGAGCAAATAATTTTAGATTAAGGAATGGTACAACATCTGATGACTTCCCTCCATTCGACTTAACAACAAACATTGACCTAGAGAACCCAAATAATGAACTTTATAAACTGAATAGTATATATGGTGGAGTTATAATACCAAGGGGAACTTCTTTGGTTGGTATGGATCTTCGTAAGACTAAGATTCGTCCTAAGTATGTTCCTAACCCAACAAACGATAATATCGAGAGATCAGCAATATTCCGTGTAACTGGTGGATGTTATTTCTGGCAGTTTAGTGTCTTTGATGCAAATCCAAATGGTACTTGTATTACTGACTATACAACTAACGAAGTTATTCCAAATTTCTCACACCACAAACTAACTGTATTTGAGTATGCTGATGGTGTAAATGCTGTTAGTATTAGTGACGAGTTCCAGACTTATAGTACTACTCGTACTGATTTGGATATGTATTATGAGAAGGTTGGTCTAGTTTATGGACAATCTTCTGGTCGTGCAATCGAACCTGATTATCCTTCTTCTGGATTAGATATCCAAGCTAAGATTGATGAATATAGAATTGTTGGTTCTACAGGTGCATCTGTTGGTATTTCTAGCATATATGCTGGAGATTCAGCAACTGCAACCACTAAGATAACTGTTACTACAACATCTGCTGTTGATGGATTGCAAGTAGATACTCCATTCCGTATTTCTGGAGTTACTGCAACAGGATATAGTGGACAGTTTGTTGTTGCTGAGAAACCAAGTTCTACTGTAGCAGTATATAATGTACAGACTGCACCTACTGATGCGGCTCCTTCTTCTGCTGGTGCAACATTAGCACTTACTTCTGATACAGTAACTTCTGCATCACCATATATTCTTAACATATCTTCGAGATCTGTTTATGGTATGTGCGGTTGTCTTGCTGATGGAGATAAGGCAACAGGAGTTAAGTCTATGATTATATCCCAATTTACTGGTATTGGGGTACAGAAAGATGATAATGCGTTCGTAATATACAATAATTCTACACCTAAGACTGGTGCGTATGATGATAATAGTAATGCAACAAAACCATTAAGTACTGATTCTAAGGCAGTACATAAGCCAGCATATAGAAACTATCATATTAAGACAGTAAATGATGCAACAATTCAGAACTCATCATCATTTGCTATCGGTTATGCTGAACACTTTGCTGTTGGAAGTGGTGGTGACATCTCTATGTCCAACTCTAGTTCTAACTTTGGATCGAAAGCACTTGTAGCAAAAGGATTTAAGAGAACTTCATTTAGTCAAGACGACACAGGATATATTACTCATATTATTCCACCTAAAGAAATTCCTCTTACTGAGACTTCTGTGGAATTTGAGTTGATTGATGTTAATAAAACTGGATCTGCTGTTGGTGTTGGATCAACTGGATTCCTTTACTTGTATGGACAAACAAACGTTGATATTCCACCAGAAAACGTAATTGATGGTTATAGAGTTGGTGCAAGAGAGAATGATAGTGTAAGATCTTTGATATCTTCTGCAGGTATTACTTCAGAATATACTTCACGTATTGTTATGCAAGGAAAGAACAATACTGAAGGTTCTTTAGTTGCAGAGTCTAGTTCTGAAAAAGTATTCACAGTTAATAGAAGTGCTGCTGGTATTAATAGTATTGGTAGTAATAGTTCTGGTGGAACTGCAAACGTTCTTACTTTAAGTTCTGCTCATAACTTTATTAATGGTGAAACTGTTAGAGTTATAGGTGATACTGGACAACTTCCTGATGGATTGGTTGCAAACACTGTTTATTATGCAATCACAAGTGGTTCTGGTATTTCTACTAACGTAAATATTAAACTTGGTAAGACTCTTGACGATGCGTTAAAAGATAATGAGCTATCAATTAACAATAAAGGTGGTGTTTTAAAGGTTATTAGTAGAGTTACAGATAAAAACTCTGGTGATATTGGACACCCAATTCAGTATGATAGTGGTCAGAGTCAATGGTATATTAACGTTTCTACTGCATCTACTGATAATACAATATATCCTACTATTGTTGGACTTGGTTCTACTGCATTAGGTGAAGCAACACCCCGAACTTTCTTTAAGAGAAGAACAGATAACAGAAACCCACTTGATAGCCTTTATCGTGCAAGATATCTTATTCCTAAGTCTGGTAGCACAGCAAGACCACCTAGTGATGGATTTATTTTACAGGAATCTAATACTGCGATTGGTGCAACTACTGGAGAAATTCAGACTTATTTTGGTAGTGGATCACTTTCTAATCAGAATGAGCAAAGAAACTTTAGATTCATTGGAGATGCAAGTTGGGATGGAACTAATGCTACTATAACAACTGAACTTCCTCACGATCTTACTATTGGTTCTGAGGTAGAACTTGTTAATGTTAAGAGTAGTGAGAATACTTCTGCTACTAAGGGATCTGGATTTGATATGACCTTTGTGGTTGCTGGTATTAGTAGTGCCAAGCAATTTACTGTTGGATTATCAACTGACCCTGGTTCATTTACTAATGATACATCTGCTAGAACTACAGCACTTCCATATTTTAAGAGAAAGAAATATGAGAATACCTATTATGTCTTTAAGAGTGAAGAAGCACAAGAATATATTGCTGGAGAACAGGATGGTATCTACTATCTAACTTTCCTTAATGCATCTAACTCTCCAACTGTTAGCCCATTTACAGAAGAGAAGTTCTCACAACCTGTTAAAGAATTATATCCACAGGTTGTAAGAGATAATCCTGTATCAGACCCAACAGCAGCAAAATCATTTGCTATTTCAGGTCAGATTGGTGAGGTTGCTATTGATGATGTTAGAAATAGTCTTACAAAAGAGACATTAAACAAGTATAATGCTGACGTTACGATTGGTGTAGGTATTACTGAGATCCAATCTCGAACAGGTACTGCTCATACTATTACTACTTTAATACCTCATGGATTAAACAGAGCAACTGTTCTAAGTATTGTTTCTGGTGGTGCTGGATATGGATCTGGTTCTGCAGGAGATATTTACAATGCTAGATTGGTTGGTATTGGAACATCTGTAACTGGTAGAGATGCTACTGCTAAACTTACTGTTGATGCTAGTGGTACTATTACTGGTGTTAAGATTATGTCTGGTGGTGGTTCCTATGGTATAGGTAACACCATGAATGTAGTTGGTGTTACTACATATGCTGGATTCTCACAGGCAGTTGTTAAGGTTGACCAAATTTATGACAACGTTGGAGATGTACTTAAGATTACTGGAGTTTCTTCAGAAACTTATAAAGCATACGATGATTTATACAGAATTACTGGAATAGGTACTACAGGAACAAGTATTACAGTATCTTCTGCATCTACTATTGCAGGATTTAGTACAACTGGTGTTGGTGGAACTAATACAACAGGTTCTTACTTATATCTAACAGGAGCATCTTTAGGAATTCAGACAAGTACCTTTGATTATAGTAGTTCTTCGGGAATTGCAACTGTTATAACAGAGCAACGGCATGGTTTAAAGGTAGATACGAAGGTTCGATTTACTGGATTTACTACTGCTTCTAATATTTACAATGGAAGTTGGGTAGTTAATGAGGTTCTTAGTCAAACTTCTTTCTCTGCTATTGTTGGTGTTGGAACTACTGTACCAACTGCAACAGGTACTCCTTGGGTATTCCCTGAAGGATATACTTCGAGAGATGGTGTTATTACAGAGAATAATGAAAACTTAAACGGTAGAATGATTATCTCTTATGATAATCTTACTTCTGATTTATCATCTCAAGTTGTTAGTGCTGTTTCTTCTAGCATTTATATAACAGATAGTAACATTTATGATATTAATATTGGTGATTATCTCATGGTTAATGATGAGATAATGAGGATTAAGACAACCACTACTGGTGCATCAAACGAAGCATTTGCTGTTTTCCGTGGTGTGTTAGGTACAAAAGCAACAGCTCATGCAATTCGATCTGTTGTTAGAAGAATTAGAGTATATCCTGTAGAACTTAGAAGGCACTCAATTTTACGTGCTTCTGGTCATACATTTGAGTATGTTGGTTTTGGTCCAGGTAACTACTCTACTGCATTCCCATCTGTACAGGATAGGGATATAACCAGACAAGAAGAACTCTTGGCACAGTCTACCAGACAAGATGGTGGTATGAACTACTACACTGGTATGAATGATAAGGGTATTTCATACAATGGTTATAAGAGATTAAGTGCATTAACTGGAACAGAAGAAATCTTTGACACTCCAGTTAGAACAATTACTGGTGAGGACATTGGTAACCTTGCATCTCTAAACGTTACTGAATCATCACAGGCAGCATTTAGTAGGTCAATTAAGGTTGAGGGTGGATCAGACAACAAGATTACATCTGAATTTAATGGTCCTGTTATTCTTTCTAACAAGTTAACATCAACATCTGATAAAGGTATTGAGGCAAACTCCTTCTTCATTCAGGGTGACCAAATCGTTTCTAGAAAACTTGCTCTTGCAGGATCTACTCCAGTATTGGCAGGTAACCCAGGAGACGTAGTTTACTACTCTGACCCAACTGAAGGTGGATATGCTGGATGGGTTTATACTACTGCTAACGATTGGAGAAGGTTTGGTAGTGTAAGTCTTCATAAAGAACTTAATATTGATGTTTACGATAAGGTTGGCATCGGAACTACCAATCCATTTGATTTAACTTTACAAGTTGGTTCTGGAACTTCATTGTTTGCAGCAGATAGTGATGGTGTTGGTGTAGGAACTACTGCTAATGGTTATAAATTAAATGTTGAGGGTGGTGTTTTTGTTTCTGGTATTGTAACTGCTACTAAGTTTGCTGGTGATGGATCGGAATTAACCAGTCTTAACGTATCTGCTACTGGATGGGGAAATTATACATCTGGTGTAGGTTCGATTACTTATAATACTAATCAAGATAAAGTTGGTATCGGAACTACCCAACCACGATTCTCTCTTGAGGTTGGTAATATTGGTGCTTCTGGTACTAGTTTCTATGTAAATGGAGATTCACATTTTGTAGGATTTGTTACTACTAATGACGCATATGTAAGTGGAATGCTTACAGTGACGAATGTTCATCTTCCTAATGCTGCTGGTACAGTAACCGTTAATAAGGTTGGTATTGGAACTACAAATCCACTACAATCTGTCCAAGTTGGACTTGGTGATACTACTGATGTAATGGTAATCAGTGGTGTTGGATCGGTTGGTATAGGAACCACAAATCCATCAGTTGCTATAGATCTTCAAGCACATACAAGGTTTAGAAGTTATTCTGAACAGGTTGGTATTCTTACCATCTACTCTAATATAGTTACTGTTGATTTAAGTAAGGCACAATCATTTATTTGTACTGCTACATCTGATATTACTGGATTTAGACTTTATAATATTCCTTCTGAATCTACATCCTTTACAATTAAGATGAGTCAGGATGGTACGGGTAGTCGTGCGGTTGGTATTGATACCTTCTATGTGGGAGGTGGTAGTACATTCCCAGTATACTGGCCAGGTGGAGTTGTTCCTGTGGTAACAACAACTGCAAGTCGAACTGATATTTACTCGTTTAAGATATTTGACGGAACTAATGTTTCCTCAGTTGGTATGTATGGCATTGTTGGAGGTCAGAATTACGCCTAATGGGACATCAAACTTTTAATGATAGTCAGACACAGCTGGACATCAATGGTCCCCTGTTGTCATTTACTCAGGATCCTTCTACTAGTACATCGATGTTGACGGTTTCACCCGCAACATCTGATGGTGATACTACGATTAATTTAGAGAGTTCGATTGATGCCTTTGACTCAGATACTACGTATACATTTACTGCACTGAATACTTTTACCGCAGGTGTAAGATTATATGGTGCAGCAGGTGGTAAAAATGGTGGTAAGGGTGGATCTGTAAGCGGTAATATTAAATTTGAGTCAGGTGTTAGTTATGTACTTGAGGTTGGTAAAGTAGGTTCTCAAAATGGAACTGTTGGAGTAGGAAGTGGTGGAACAGGTGGAGCTAATGGTGGTTCTGGTGGTGGATATACTGGTCTTTTCAGAGGAAGTGTTTCTCAAGCAAATGCATTACTAATCGCTGGAGGCGGTGGTGGTGGATCAGGTGGTATTACAACGACTGGTCTTGGAAATGCTGGTGGTTTTGGTGGAGGAGTTGAGGGTGGAACTGCGAAAGGTCCATCTGGATTGATTGATGGTGCAGGTGGTGGTACTCAAACTGATGGTGGTAGAAAAGGTCCTGCTAGTTTAGATGGAACTGGTGGAATTACGAATACTAGTGGTGGTGTTTTAGAAGGTGGAACTGGAGAATCAAATATCCTTTATTCTGGCGGTGGCGGCGGTGGAGGATACTATGGTGGTGGTGGAGGACGTGGAGATATAGATACTGACCCAGGATCTTGGGGTGGAGGTGGTGGATCTGGATTCATCAGCACTAATACTGACTATGTAATGGCAGGTTCTGGTGGATTTTGGAATGCTGAGAATGAAGGTGCTGGTTCAGCAGTTCTAAACAGCGTCTTTAGTGTAGGAAGTACTAGAATTTTTACTGGTATTGCTACAGTAGGATTTTCGACAAGTGGATATACTGCTGATAATGCTGGTAGTATCATCTATCAGTGGTATGAAGTAGGAGTAGGTAAATTAACTGACAGTTCTGTAATGGTTGGAACTGCTACAACAATGTTAACCATTTATAATTTGACAGAAGCAGATAATGGAAGAAAGTTTTATTTAGAAACAGATTATTTACCTAATTATGATGCATCAAGAGTTAATCCATTTGAGACAGGACAAGCATGGAATGAACCACATTCTTCTACTGTAGGTATTGTTACAGTTAAACCTTTTATTGATATAACTAATCAACCAACAGATGATCAAGCATTGGTTAATGAAACTACAACATATAGTCTTAGTGCTACATCAGCAGAATCTGAGAATTTATCATATCAATGGCAACTTAATGGAACTAATGCAACTTCTGGTACTATAACTCGTACTACAGATACTACTTTTTATTCTAAGACAACAACAGTTGATTTTTCTCATACTATTCCTGCAGGATCTACCAATGTTGTTGTAGTTATTGCTGGTGGATCTGGTGGAAGGGGTGGAGATAATCCAGGTAGAAAGGGTGGTGATGGTGCTGCTGGTTCAGCAGGACTTGTTGGAAAATTTTCTTTATCTGATTTAGATAAAGGAGAACCTGAAACAACTAATAACCGAATG